TTTTATTGTCGGCAGGTAGTAATCGTAGATTTTTGTTTTTAGCATATTCATCCCATTTCGGATCATCATTATCAATTACAAAATAAAGATCGGCTTCTGTATTAGTATCTTTAAAGGCTTTGGCCAGGCGATCCGCATTTTCAGGCCTGCCCCTACTGGGTACAACCACGCACATCTTCATGGCCATAGGGTAGGGGATAAGGCTGACTTACTTCCTAGATATAAGGATTTCGTATAGCGTGTCTATTTTTTCCTCAATGCGTGATACCCGGCCTTCTAAGTTATGCCGGCCATTATTGTCAGGCTTTAACTCACTTAGATAGTGTTTAGTTAGCCAACGCACTGATGCCACTAGCGAACCAACAATTGTTACAGTTGATACTGCTAGTGCAAGGATGTCATTCATAGTCATTTACTATTGATGCCGAACTTGTCATCTTTAGGATCAAAATAGCGTGCCAAAGGTGCAACAATCGCACCGGCAAGAACGGCATACTCAGGTGACCAATCGGCAACCAAAGCCAATGCAGTTGTAATAGTTGCGGCGGCAAGGCTTCTTAGATAAGACTTTAGTATTTCTTTTTTCTTATTATCTAACTTCATTTTAATCCTAACTCTTTTATTTTTTGTTTAACTTCATTTTGATCTAACGCAATCTCAAAGTGCATATCATCTTTACGCCGTTTGTAATTGCCGCCCCAGGTCAAACCATATTTAGTTATGAGTAGGTTAATTGTATTACGCTGATCCTTATTAAATGTATTTGACTTGCCCAAAGGATGTTTAATTGCATTTAAATCTATGGCCGTGCCGGATGCGTGATTACTTAAAATTCTATTTGATCCCCGGGTTTGCCTAAAGGCATAACCCCAATCATCTAATTGGCCTTCATCTATTGGTTCAACTAAATCATGGAAATCTTTAGCAAAACTTACCAGGATTGGCGCAACGGCTTTGGCACATGCAAACCTAATCTTTGTGCCTGGCACTGTAAAAGTTTCAATGCCTAATGCCTTGCGATCTTCACTAGCAGGCCAACCATTAGGGCTGGTAAGTTCTCTAATTGTTGCCATTTAATTATTTTAAACAATCCCCCAAGATTGTGCTATAAACCTAAAGCCCGAAGGTCATCAGTAGTTAAACCTAACGCTGCTAATTTGCCTTCGGCTGCGGCTTTGGCTTGCGCTTTTGCAGAGGCTTCGGTTTTTCTTGCTAATTCGGCTGTTTCATCAATTTTTTGCTGATCTTTTTCAGCCTTATTTAATTCACGCTCTATTGTTTCGCCAGTTTCGCAATTGATAATTAGTTTAGTCATTATGATATACCATACAATCTAATAGAAGTATTTGTTGCGTTTGACAATGTGCCAGCACCTGACGATCTAACAACATCTATTGATGAAATGGCGCTTGTGCTGTTAAAAGTACCAATACACATACCACCCCTTCTTTCTGATAAGAAAGTTAATAAACCACCTGTTTGATAATCATACCTTTTAAGTTTAGAGGCGCTTGCGTAATTATATATGCGCAAAGTTCCTGCCCATCTATCAGCCAAATCTGATGGATCGGTGTATGCCATTGCTAAATTATTGGGTTCGTTTGCACCTAGACTTTGACCACTTCCAGAAGTAATAGATCCAGATTGTGTAAATTTGAAAACTTTACCATAATAAGTTGTGCCACTATCATTATTTAATCTAATAACAAATTGAGTATCATTTGTACTTGTAGTTAATCCATCAAAAACTAATAATAAGTCTTTGTAAGTTGAAGGGATTGAACCATAGGTAATTGAAGTTACCGCACTTGCAACAGTTTCGGTAATTAAAGTAATACCACCACTTGCTGGCGTTCCCCATTTTAATCCTGTCGCGGTACTTGAATCTGCTATCAGTACTGTGTCGTTTGCGCCAACGCCAATTCTAGTATCGCTAGAACCAAATGTATAAAGATCGCCTTTAGTAGTTAATGGTGATACTGCGCCGGCTTGTACAAAGTCAAAATAAATTGCTTCGCTTGCGCTTGTAAAATATAAAACTCCACCATCATATTGCGGCACAATTAAACTTCCGGCTGTATTTACTGTTGCAGTGCCGGCTGTAATTGTTACTAAACCTGATCCCCAATTTTGAATTGTTACAGTATCGCCGGCTGAAAACAATCCAGTATTAACTGTAATGGTTGTTGCGCTTGTACTATTAACCGATACAACAGTGCCGGCATCTGCGGCAACTAATGTATAACTTGCAGTTTTAGCAGTAGCCGATCCGCCTAGCATTGCCGTTTGTTGAAGCGATAGCATTTGATTGGCCGTAAGAACCTGGCCTACGCTAAAAGATTGTTTTGCCATCTATCTATACTCCCTAATAAGCCAAAGAATCTTCATCAAGTAATCCATCTACGGATGAGTTTAACACAATCCCAACCGCAAACGGCTGAGCGCATGTAAAGGTTACAAGAAAAGATTTAGGTGTTATCTCATAAGTCAATCCTGCAATTACGCTATCTGTTACCACATTGCCTGCCGGTAAGGTTTGAGTAACCTCTATTGGGTCAAACATATCTAAATTTAAAGCGGCTACAACCCGGCTAGGATCATCCTCACCAAAGGCATCTACTGTTAATGAGTTTAACTGTATATCCACACCCTGTTCTTTACGGCTGGCAATAATCATTTGGGCTTGATTTAGCGCATCCGCTTCTGTTTGCATAATGCCGCTTCTTACCCGGCTATGTTGGAAGTAATCCTCTATGCTTGCCGTATCGCTAGCAGTTTGAGCAGTTAATCCATTTGGCGTAACAGTTACTTTATTGATCATTTGATAATCTGAAATATCAAATTGCACTGCCTGATAGGTAATATCACCTGATCCTGGTACATCACTAAATGCTGTTGCCGTGCCACCTGATTCGCTTATGATGTCGGTACGCGACATAAATTTTGCATAACCGCGTTCATCAATATAAAAAGCACCTAGATCAGTGGCTTCAACTTCCTGGCAGGCGGCCAACAATGATCTTGATGATCCGGTATCTGCCTGCACTGTTGTAGTTGCAGTTATAGATATATCACGCATACCACCTGGCCACTCACCTTGATCTAATAAACTTGTAATTCTTTGTGCAGTAGTTTGCCCGGCATTGCCACCACTAACTGATGTGATTGTGTTTAAATTTAATAATTGAAATCCATCTACACATGACAAAGTAACATAGGCTGGATCAAATCCGGTAGGGCTTTGATAATTCCATTCTTGTACATACATAGAACCCAGGTTATATGTAACGCCTAAATACTCTGCCATAAAGCGAATCTTACGCATAGGTTTAATCTTGCCGTATAAACTTGAACTTGTATTAGCCGGATTAAACTCACCGGTTTCATCAACAAATGTAATGCGTGCCGTACCGCCGGTAAAAGAATCTGATGACCTATTAAATGCACGGCTAATATAACACTGAGTTACAAGTTGAGTTATATCAACTACATCTGCGGCGGCAGTGCCTAGTACAGAAAAATCCAACGGCGTTGCAGGGTCATCCAACACTAGTGCCGGATCAAATGTGGCCGAACTTGAAAAATCAATTTCTGCTTTGAAAATTGCGGCTGGCATTATCTTCCTAAGTTAGTTAATTGAGTTACCGCACCTGATCGGTTTAAGTTATACAAAGCATCTTGAATTACAGATTGCAATTGACCCTCTGAAATAACTGACCCGGCTACATTTACTATTACCTTTGTACCCATGCCACCCATGCGATCTAATGGCACAACCGCTTCTGATCCGGCTTCACCAATTAAGGCTAATGTAGGTTGTGTTACAACGCCACCTTCTGCCATTTTAGGGATATTGAATTGAGATAAGAAGCCACCAATATCTGCATTTAATCCACGCACACTACTTAATGCAGTATTGTATTGAAAGGTTTCAATTCTTTGTACAGTAGTTTGCACCTGTTGAATAGCATTACTAATTTTTTTCTTACTAATTTCATCTAATAACGCTAACATCTTGCGCAATTCTTCATTAGATTCAAATAGTTTTCTTAAATATAATTCAACTTCTTTGGTGCTAATACCCCATTTTTGAGCCAAAGAATCAATTTCACCAGTAGTGATTTTGCCATCTTCAATTACTTTTAACACATCTGCATAGCGTTGCGCTTCATCAACAGCCTTTTTAGTACCATCTGCCAATTGTTGTAATATTTTTACACGCAACTCATCTTCACCGGTTAATTTACGACTTAATGCCGCTTGCAAGTTAATACGATCAAGATCAAACATTGCTTCCAATTCAGCCTTCTTTTTATCTAAGGCTTCTTGTGCGGCTTTTTCTTTAGTAGTTTCCTTAGTTCTAGCCAAAATATCAGCCTGAATTTTTTTTAATATTTCACCATAAGTAAGTTGCCGTTTTGTGGTTTTACCCTGTTTTTCTAATTCACTTAAAACAGAACCGGACAAACCATACAAACCTTTTTCTTTTAAAATGCGTTCTTGTCTTAATTTAATTCCTTGTTTTTCAATTCTTTGTAAAGCCTTTGAATCGCCAACAAATCCTTCTAACCCAATTTGTGCTAAATCTAAATAAGCACCCAATCCTTCTTTTGCAAATTCTAAACTCAAACCCACTGCTAAATCAGAAGCCGTAGTTGCCGCTTTTTCTAACTTTTTCCCAAAAACATCTAACTCATCTGAGCCGGTTGCAATAATTGAAGCGGCAGTTAAAAATCCTTGTCCTAAAGTTTCAGTGGCTTCCCCTGCACTAATCTGAAATGATTTTAATTGACCTGCAAAAGTTTTAGTTTGATCCTCGGCCGCGCCTGTATATTTATCTAAACTTTGCATTAACTTTACAAAGCCCATTGATTTGGCTTCTGCGGCCGTAAATCCAACGCCTAATTTTCCAATAGATGTGTAATTGCCAATAGCGGCTTTATTTATAGCATTTAAAACACTATCTAAATCTGCGCCCGAACCGGCTGATATGTCTAATGCTTTGCTTAATAAAACCTGAGATGATTGTAAATCTCCGGTTTGTGCAATCAATTGGCGTAGTGCTGGCACTAATTGATCTTCTGTAATATTGGTTGCGCTTTGTAAATCGGCTATAAAATTTCTAACTCCAGGCAACTCAAATTCTTGACCAATGCTTCTTAAAGATAACTGTAATTGTTTATCTAATCTTTCCTGGGCTAAAGCGGCATCAATTGAGCGTTTAGCAAATAAAGCCATACCTGCCGCCGCCGCAATACCGCCGGCTTTGGCAAAGGCTCTTAACCTAAATGAACCTGTCGCAACTACTTTGTCAAAACCTTTTAATTCTTTGGTTGCACGCTCTAAACCTTTTTTATCAAACTTAGTTAAAAAGTTAATCGCAACATATTGACTTAGTGCCATGATTAACCCCTAAATTCTTTGCCTAGATATTTTTTAAGTACGCCGTATAGATTATCATTTACTTGACCACCTAATTGTTCTGATGCCCTATAAATCAATCTTTTTTCTTTGTATTCTTGCGCTTTAGGTGATCTCTGTAATTTACCAATAAATTCTTCACTGGCATTTGGGTTACGACTAATGCGCCTAGTTCTACTGCGTGAGCGTGATGATCCAAAACCTGCCAACTCATAAATTATACCTGGTACAGATTTATTTATCACTGCTATTGCAGTTACACCAAATGTAACGCCTTTAATTCTTTGTACTTTGCTTTTAGCCGTACTTACTCTTATGCCGCGAATAACTTCTGTTTGCGACCACTTCCAACGGCTTCTTTTATTTTCGCCAATTGTTCTGCCCCTGTGTGCTTGATCATTAGCCCACCCCCATTGTGGTGGATAGTTAGGCTCAACCTCACGCCATCCTGGGAATGGTTGATGTGGTACAAAATCTTGGGCTAATTTTGCAACAGGCTTAACAGCCTTAGTCAATCCACGCCTAAATTCTTTTTGTAAATCAGGATCAACCTTTTTCATTTTTGCAAGAAGTTCATCTAAATTTTCAACATATACAGAAGGCACTGATGCCAATGATCTAGTTCGGCCAGGAAGTTCTGCATATCTTGGTTTAATCATTACTTCCGCCTAACTGTTGCCTTCTTGTTTTGGTAATGCCGTTCTTGCAAGATGGCTTTAATGGCTGAATAAATCGCTGGATCAACCTCTAATAAATCTTTAGGGCTAATGCCTGTTGCCACCGACACGGAAGCGACTTCATAAATTGAGCCGTGCCGGTCTATCCATTTTTTGAGTCATAAACCAAATCAATATCTGAGTACTGATTGATGTAATCATCACCAAAGGCTAGATCGGTTTTACCGGCATCTTTTTCTAAACGCCATCCGAACCACCATAAATCTGATTCCATTTGTAATTCGGCTAATCTCTTACGCCATCCGGTTTTAAATTCGGATTCAAACGCTACCTTTGCGGATGGCGTAAGATCATAGGTTAATTTTTTACCATCTTTTTTAACAATTTCAATCTTGTGCATTGTCCCACCCTTTTCTTATTACGCGCTTGTTGATTTTGTTAATGCAGTTACCGGCAGTGATACAGATACGCTTGCTACCGCATCAACAGCACCATTTACAGGTGTCCATGATGAGATAAGGCATGACATTGTATAACTTGGGTTTGTTGCGGTTACTGTACCTGATACTGGTATCAATTTGATATTCAGTTTAGTACCTAGCGCATCTTCAAATAGTGCGTTCACTGATGCTGATGCAAAATCATTGTACAGTTCAAGATTAAGCGTTGGGCGTTCAATCCCACCGATCATGTTTTGTACATTGTCATTCATTGCAGTGATCTCTACTTGATCAATTTCGCGTGCTAGGCTTACAGTGCTGACATGATCAGTAATGGTAGTTGTACCAACAATCACGGCAACTTTGTTACCCATAAATATGGCCATATTTTTCCTTTCGTTACTAACCTATCAACTCTACTGAATATTGATAACTTAGGTAGTCAATATTAGCGGATGTTATTGTTCCAGGGGATGCAGACACAACCCTGAGCGTTTGTACAGCACCACCTAAAGTTTTATCAACTTCAACGGCGGCTTTAATTGAAGTTGAACCGGATGAAGCAAGTAGCCCATCCAATCTTTCCTGCCCATTTC